ATTTATAGAAGGTAAACATCATAAAATTATGGCTGATAAATTTAACCGTGTAGCAAATGGTGATTTAAAAAGATTAATTATTAACATGGCACCAAGACATACAAAGTCTGAGTTTGCATCTAACTTCTTACCTGCATGGATGATCGGTAACAAACCTGATTTAAAAATTATCCAAGCAACCAACAATGCAGAACTTGCTGTACGTTTCGGTCGTAAAGCAAAGTCATTGATGGACACAGATGATTATAAAAAAATATTTAATACAAGACTTAGAGAAGACTCTAAAGCTGCAGGTAAATGGGAAACAGACCAGGGCGGCGAATATTATGCAGCAGGTGTCGGCGGTTCAATAACCGGTCGTGGTGCGGACCTATTAATCATTGACGATCCACACTCGGAGCAAGATGCGCTGAACATGGCTTCATACGATAGAGTCTACGAGTGGTATACATCAGGACCACGGCAAAGGCTTCAACCTGGTGGTAGAATTATTTTGGTAATGACACGATGGAACGTGGCTGACTTAACAGGTAAACTACAGAAAGCACAAAAAGAACCAAAAGCAGATCAGTGGGAGGTGATTGAGTTTCCAGCAATACTGCCCTCAGGTAAACCAACGTGGCCAGGGTATTGGAAGAAAAAAGAATTAGAGGCTGTAAAAGCATCGGTTAGTATTCAGAAATGGAATGCACAATATCAACAAAACCCAACAGCAGAAGAAGGAAGTATTATAAAACGTGAATGGTGGCAGGTGTGGGACAAAGATGAATTACCACCTTTAATGCATGTTATACAATCTTATGATACGGCTTTTATGAAAAAAGAAACTGCAGACTACAGCGCTATTACCACCTGGGGTGTATTTCAACCAGATGAGGACAGCCCACCAAGTTTGATTTTAGTTGACATGGTAAAAGACAGATACGAGTTCCCAGAACTGCGTAGAGTTGCAAAAGAACAATATGACTATTGGAAGCCAGAATCTGTGATAATAGAGGGTAAAGCATCGGGACTGCCTTTAACCTACGAAATGCGTAAACTGGGCATACCAGTTATTAACTTTACACCTAGCCGTGGAAATGATAAACATACTAGAGTAAATGCTGTGGCACCATTGTTTGAGTCAGGAATGATCTGGGCACCGGACCGCGAATTTGCTGAAGAGGTTATAGAGGAGTGCGCTGCATTCCCACTAGGTGAACACGATGACTTAGTGGATAGCATGACTCAAGCCGTAATGAGATTTAGACAAGGTGGCTTTGTTGACCATCCAGATGACTACGAGGATGAGGCATTACCACAACAACAAAGGACGTACTATTAATGGCAAAGATGAATTTATTAAAAGGCATTGCATCTTTATTTAAAAGCAAAAGTAAAGACGTAGCAGAGGGAGTGGTCAAACCAGAAAAAGTATTTGCACAAAATTTAATTGACGAGTTTGGAGATGTTGAAGTTAGAGAAGCTTATAGAATTATTGACGACAGAACCCCAGAGTTAGAAAAATTATTTTACAGAGAAGGTGAGTCGAAGCTAGATGATCTTGTCAACCTTCTTGAGTCGCGTTACATGAGCAGTAATAGATTACAAGCGCACCCACTTAGTTTCAATAGACGTGGACCAGGCGCCGCGGATCGTTATATGAAAATAAATGAAACTGGAGAACGGCTCACGGATATGCCGGGTGGACCAGGTGATAGGGTTTTATATTTTAAACACTATGGTGAAATGAGTGACACAGTTATTCAGGGTAAAAAAGTTTATGACACACCTCCAAGCATTCTTGAAGAAGGAACTAGAATAACAGACACAGGAACTACTATAGAAGGCAAAGCAATACAAGACAGCCTTTATGAAAAAACCATAGCAGACATGCCGTTGATCAATAGGATGATGAAAGAAACAGGTAAGACTGAAACAGAGATTAGAGAAGCGATTGCTGACATAGCAAACCAAGGGTACGAGGCTGGTAGTCCAAAACGCATGAGTCCATTTGACGATGATAGCATGAGAGCTTTTGTTTCTAACAGGGAAACAATTCCTGGAGACAAAGAAGACTTTGTAACTGATATGATGGAGAGACTGGGTGAAGGACGAACTGCGTCTGTGAAAAAAACGGTGGACGATATGATAACAGGCATGACTGACGAAAGTGATGCGATTCTTAAAAACATGAAAAAAATGGAAGCAGAGGCAAAAGCCATGTCAGAAATTTCAATGGCTGAACAACAAGAAATAGGATCTGCAATAGACACTTTTAACAGAATGATGGATGCTGGCGATGACCCTGCAGAGGCATTACAGTTTTTGCAAGACGCACTTAAAAAAACAAGAACAAAACAAGCAGACGGTGGTCGTGTTGAAATGGCCCTAGGTGGAGCTGCTAAAGGAATTATGGAAGCCATCAAACTTGCAGCAAGAGGTGTAAAACCTTTTGGACAAAAACAAACTTACAAACAAAATGTTAAAAACATGGGCCTCTCTAATTTTGACCAAGTAGAAGTAGTTACATCCAAACAAATTGACGAACTTAGAAATGCAAATGACGTGGATGGATTGTTTGAAATGTTAGAGGATGTTGTGTCAGGTAAAAAGTTTGGTATGGCAAACCCTGCACAAAGAAAAGTTTTGCAAGAAAATATTGAGGAAGCATTAAACGATATACCGCTAAATAGGGACTCAAGAGAAAGATTGTCAGAAGATTATTTTAACATGATGGAATATTATAAACCAGATCCAAAAGAAACTGGTAAGGTTATTCCATTTAAACCAAGAGAGAAAAAACTTAAAGGTGGTATAGCTGGTTTACTAAAAAGAATAATGAGTCCAAAGCTGGAAAAAGAAATGGTTGAGAAAGGTCCTTTTCAAACAGGACACAGATCTGACATAGTGGGTGACATGGAACAAATTAAAAACGTTTCAAGAAACGAAGGGGTCACACTCGAACGATTGGATTCTTTGTATGACATGGTTCAACAATCACCTAGATATAACGAAGCTATGAGAGGTGCTATGATGAAACTAGTCGACTATGAAAGATTTAGAGCTATACTATTAGATGACAATGTAAAATTGCAAAGAATGATAGATATGGATCCTGAAGGATCAGAAGAATTTATAAGAATGTTATTTAGAGAAGGTGGGTCAGAGCCGCAGTTTAATTTAGGTGGTTTAGTGCCACCGCAAAAAGGGCCGATGTCAGAGGGCATGGGAACATTATATAGGAGAAAATAATGGCTATAGAAAAAAACAACGACGAAAAAATGCCAACTGAAATTTTGCCTGAAGAAGTAGAATTACAGGCGCAAGATTTAAATCCAAGCGAAAACGTAGAAATAGAAATGCTAGAGGATGGTGGAGCCGTCGTTGATTTTGATCCACAAGTTGGCGCCATGGAGGGCGCTGAAGTTCACACTGCAAACTTAGCAGAATTTATAGATGAAGATGACCTTGTGGAAATAGCATCAGAAGTTTTAGATGCATACGATGAGTGTGCTTCATCAAGAGATGAGTGGGAGCAAACTTATAAAAAAGGTTTAGATCTACTTGGCTTTAAATATGAAGATAGGTCAGAACCATTTCAAGGAGCATCAGGTGCAACACACCCAGTTCTTGCAGAGGCAGTAACACAGTTTCAAGCACTCGCTTACAAAGAACTTATGCCATCTAGTGGTCCCGTTAGAACACAGATCATAGGATTAGAATCATCAGAAAAAGTTTCACAAGCACACAGAGTCAAAGAGTTTATGAACTATCAACTGATGGTAAACATGAAAGAGTACGAGCCTGAGTTTGATCAAATGTTATTTAATTTACCATTGTCAGGTTCTACATTTAAAAAAGTTTATTACGATGCAATACTAACACGTAGTGTATCTAAGTTTGTGCCTGCAGAAGATTTGTATGTGCCATACACATCAACAAGTCTTGATGATACAGAAACAATTATTCACAAAATAAAAATGACAACAAACGATATTCGCCAGCATCAGTTGGCAGGAATATTTAAAGATGTAGAGATGTCCGATGAGGGTGTCTACAATCAAAATGATATTGAAGAAGCAAAAGATAAAATGGGTGGTGTTGAAAGCAGATCAGATGATGTTTGTTCTGTATTAGAAGCACACATGAATTTGGAAATACCAGGATACGAGGATATTGATCCAAAGACAAACGAATCAACTGGCATTAAATTTCCATACATTGTCACAGTTAAAGAAGACACAGGAGAAGTTTTATCAATTAAACGTAATTGGAACGAAGGCGATCAGACTAAAAAACGTCAAGATTACTTTGTTCACTTCAAGTTTCTACCAGGACTCGGGTTTTACGGGTTCGGCCTAATCCACATGATCGGCGGTTTATCACG